CAACTGGATTAGCAATGGTATTTGCTAAATTAATGACAGAACAAGAAAAGTTAAGTAGATCATTTATTGAATTTGGATCAACAGTAAGTGATCAGCAGATGTGGACTACACTTAGAAGTAAAACACGATTACTCGGTATGGGACTAAAAGACTATGTGGAAATGACAGAGGCAGCAAAGCCGTTTATTGTTAGTGCAGGAAAGTCAGCATACATGGGACAACGAAATATGGCAGACTTTATTGATAGTATCGATAAGAGTGATGGGTTTAATGACTTTGGTTTTTCTATACAAGATCAGGCTAGATTTATTACACAAGAAACAGAAACTCTTTATCAAACAGGACAAGTAACAGAATTCAATGCACAAACTAAAAAACGAGTACTTGAAGGTTTTGAATCTGCAAATAAACTTGCATTATTTACTGGTAACATTTTAGGTACACAACGTGACGAAGCATTAAAATTAAGAGACGAAGCTAGAAATAACGTTGAATTACAAACTGCATTAATTCAGAATACAAAATTTATACAAGAGAAATACGGAGAAACTGCTGATAAAAATATTACGGATGCTGTTGGTTTCTTTGCAGTACTTAATAACTCTACAATGGGTCAGGAATTTGCAGAAAATTTTAGCGACGATGTTGCATCTACGCTAAATGATATTTCATACGATCAGTCAGCAGTTAATAATATTGATACTGACTTTTTAGCAAAGTTAAGATTAGTAGGACCGGGTGTTGCAGAAGAATACATCCAAATGGTAGAGGATACTGCTACTGGACAAATAACAACAGAAGAACAAGCAACAGAAAGACAACGAGCGTTTGTTAAGATGATAAGAGATGGAACTATGAGAGTATCAGCTTATGCTCCTGAATTGTTTGAAACTACTAAACTAATAACACTGGCTAGAATTATACCTGATTCTTATTTTAAAGCAGATTTAAGTGGACTAGCTGATAACGACTATATTGCCAAACTTGTTGAAAATGCAGATACATCAATTGATGTAATTGACAATGTATCGGTATCTTTTCAAAATTTACAAGAAGTTATTACACCTGGGTTTGATACACTAGGAACTGGGTTTTCAGTATTAACTGGTGGATTAATGGGTCTTGGAAAAGGGCTTGCTAAATTATTTGGAAAAGAACACGAAGATAGATTTAATGAAATATATGCCAGAGATTTAGAAAAACGATACAATGAAAGTATTGACACTATGACAAGCGATAACATATACGCTAACATAGAGGCAGTTAAAAATACAGTACAAATTAGAACAGACAGTAAAAACGAATTACTTGAACTAATCGAAGATGGAAAAAACCCAGAAACTGAAGAAAATTTAACTGAAGAAGAGATAGTTAAATTACAGAACCAGTTAGGATCATTACAGGATCAGATAATTGAATTAAGAATATACGAACAAAAACTTTTAACAAAAGAAGGCGAGTTAACAAAACAAGGATTAGGATTAGAATAATATGGCAAAATCATATAACATACCAACACAAAACGGTGAGCTAGTTGTTCCAGCTTGGGCAACAGAAGCCACAATGGCACGTATAGGAAATATCACATACGGTACTAACGTGTTATCTAAAAAACTTTTACAAAATGCAAAAAAATCAGCAAAAATTAATCAAGCAACATTAGATGCAGTTGAAACTGCCATTGATGCAGTTGCTAGAAATGCCGAGACAAATCAAAAACAATCAGAAAATGCAGCTAATTCAATAATGGGTGGTGTTAAAAAAGTTAATAGCGTAGCAGACTTTTTTGGAGACTCTGAAACACCGTTAAGTAGTTTAGTTGATGCAGCTGGAACATTAGCAGACAAAATGAAAGATGCAAATGGTAAAGGTGGACTAATGGACTTAACAGAAAAAATTCCAAGTATTAAACCTTTCTTTGAAAAGTTTGGCGGAGGCATGGCAGTTGCTACAGATGCCGCATTAGCATTTGCAGGTTGGAATGCAGCCAAGTACGAACAGTTTGCAAAAGTACAACGAACAATGATTGATGCTGGTTCTATATTTTATGAGACAGGTGATATTTTTGATGATTTATATACAGATAGTTTTCAGGCAGGTATAACATATGATAAATTTGCAGAAACAGTTGGAAACTTCGGTGGAACAATGACAGCACTTGGCGGTGATGTATCTGGTGGCTCTGTAAGATTATTACAAATGTTTAAAAGCATGTCAACTACTACAGATTCGCTAGGCGATCTTGGAATGTTGAATAATGAATTATTGCAAACGTATACACAGTATATGGAAACACAACGTTTAACTGGCGCCCTTGATAAAAAATTAGCAAACAATGGCGAAGAGTTAGAAAAGAGTTTTATAAATTTAGTAGTTGAAAGTTCAGCTATGGCAAGTCTAACATCATTAAATCGAAGCGAAGCATTGCAGGCAGCTATGACAGCAATGAGTAATGAATTTTTAGCAGCAGGTACGCAAACTTTAAGAGATCAGGGATTAGAAAAAACTGCCAAAGCAGCTGAACAATTAATGATACAATTAGGTCAAATTAAAGACACAGGACCAGCGGCAGGAATAATGCAATCTCTCGAAGATGCATTTAATAGAAACTTAGTTGAGTTTTCAGATGATATAAGTAGGTTTCAAGTTGAAACAGGTATGTCAACAGAACAACGAGCAGCATTTGATAAAGCTATGCCAGGCTTCCTAGGCAGAATTAATGATATGGTGCGTTCCGGTGAAGCAAGCGAAGAAGTTGCTAAAAACTTTATGGTCAAAGAATTTGCTAAAATAGACATGACAAAAATTGCAACTGCTGGATCTGAAGCAGGTTCGCCTTTACGTTTAATACAAGAATTGCAATCAACTGGTATACTTATTAATAAGAATTTTAAAAACTGGATCAATAAAACTGATACCGAAATTGATGGGTATTTAGTTGATACTAAATCAAAACTAGGTGAGTCTGGAAAAACCACAGTAGCAATGAATGATATGGCTAAAATGTTTTTAACAGCACAGGAGTTTATTACAGTTCCTATGCAAACATTTGGTAGTGCATTAGAAACAATGACTAGTTGGGCAACAGATACTACTTCAACATTAAATAAATCATCTAATTCATTATTTGAGCATATACTTGGTAGTAATGCAACTGAATTAAATGAAACAACAACAGAAACTTCCTCGCTTACACCTACTGCATCTACTAGTGACGCACAAGTAACACGTGGGTCAGATTCTGCATTTGCAAACGAAATACCTGAAACAGCAAGTGTTGTAGAGAGTAAACCCATGTCTTTTAGCACAGCGAACTTGACAAATGATGATAATAGTAGTATAATACATAAAACTGCATGGCTGAGTTTAACAGATGATGCTATTAAGAGAGCTAAACGAGAAATGGATATATTGCAAGAAAGTAATAAACTAGCTGAAGTTAGGGTAAAAAATGCAGAAGATCTTAATTTTGATCAACTTAGAAAACAGCGTATGAGATTTTCAGCGTAAACGTTAATAAGTAAATAGATAAATACAAATACAATAAAAGGCATACATTATGAGTTGGAAAAAACACTTTACAAAATATAATCCACCAGGTGGAACAACCGGAACCACGAGTAACAATCGCTGGCAAAGTTGGCTACCGGAAGTATATTCAGGTCAACCAAATCGTGTTGAGCGTTACACACAGTACGATCAAATGGACCAAGACAGTGAGATTAATGCAGCACTAGATACTATTGCAGAATTTAGTACACAATTAAACCCAGAATCAAATTTGCCTTTTGAAATTAATTACAAAACAAGCCCAACTGACTCAGAAGTAAGTGCATTAGAAACTACATTAAAGCAGTGGGTTGCTATTAATAACTTTGAACGTAGAATATTTACTATGTTTAGATCTTGTATTAAATACGGTGATCAGTTCTTTATCAGAGATCCAGAAACATATAAACTTATCTTTGTACAACCGGGTGACATTGCCAAAGCAATTGTTAACGAAAGTGAAGGCAGAGAAATTGATCAATATGTTATTAAAAATATAGCACTTAACTTACATGACTTGGTAGCAACTGATACTAAGAAACATTCAGATTCAACCGCAGTAAATCCAACAACTGGTTATACAGTTGGTAAAGGAAACTCGGGCATTGTTACACCAAATTCATCAGGTGGACAAAATTCAGAATTTGCCGTTGATGCTAGACATGTAGTACATGTTAGTTTATCAGACGGAATGAATGGCAACTGGCCATTTGGTGATAGTATACTAGAACCAGTATTTAAAGTATACAAACAAAAAGAATTATTAGAAGATAGTATTATTATCTATCGTGTACAAAGAGCTCCAGAGCGTAGAGTATTTTATGTTGATGTTGGTAATATGCCAGCACACAAGGCAATGGGCTTTGTTGAAAGAGTTAAAAATGAAGTACACCAAACACGTATTCCAAATATGAGTGGCGGTGGTACTAAAGTTGTTGATGCAGCTTATAACCCGTTATCAATAATGGAAGATTACTTCTTTGCTCAAACAGCTGAAGGACGTGGATCTAAAGTTGAAGTATTACCAGGTGGTGAAAACCTAGGTGAGATTGATGATTTAAAGTACTTTAACAACAAACTTATGCGTGGACTTCGTGTACCAACATCGTACCTTCCTACTGGAAGTGAAGACGGTATAGCGGCGTTTAATGACGGACGAATTGGTACTGCAATGATCCAAGAATTCCGTTTTGCAAAATATTGCGAAAGATTACAATTAACACTACAACAGTCTTTAGACCACGAGTTTAAATTATTCTGTAAGCATAGAGGTGTTGATGTTAGTGCTAGTTTGTTTAATTTAACATTTAGTGAACCACAGAGTTTCTCACAATATAGAACAATTGAAATTGATGCTCAAAAGGCAAACCTATTTAGTTCTATCGAAGGTGTTCCATACTTATCTAAGAGATTTATACTTCAAAGATATTTGGGACTTAACGAAGAAGAAATGGTTGAGAACGAAAGAATGTGGAAAGAAGAAAATCAAGCAGGCAATCAACCAGCCGGGTCAGCTACAGGCGACTTAGGTGGAATGGGTCTAAGAGGCTCAGACGTAGATAGCTTTGAACCTACAGACGTAGGAGCAGAGAATGCCAATGACGAAGGATTAGATGATCTACCAACAGACGGTGGCGATGCCGATACAGGTGGAGACACAGGAGTACCAGACGATGCGATTTAATGAATTAGCACAAAATGAACAAGATGATAACTTCAATAAATGGGACGAGGATGATACTCGTAGACCTAAATTGACACTAAAACATCTAAACAAAATGCGTAATAGACGCGAAATGACTCGTAGTGAGCATGCAGATAAGATAGAAGATGTGCAACTACAGTACGGCGCTAGCCCCGAAGCATAGTAAGTAATATACACTTATAATGCCTAAAATCACTACCGTGACTTCAAAACCACGGTTTTTTTTGTATTTAAGACATCTTGCTCTATGCCAAGACTAAATACACATGTTATAACCTTTAAAGGAGAATGTCAAATGAGTACTCGCGAACGTTATATTAAAGTAATTGAAAGCCTAGTTAATGGTGAAGAAGCACAAGCATCGGATCTATTACACGAAGCATTCGTAGAAAAAGCACGTGAAATCTGGAATGACCTAGTCGAAGCTGACGAAGTTGTTGAAGATGAAGTTGCAGAAGAAGAAATTGATGAAGCGATCAGCGACGAAAAAGCTGACGACTTTATCGGCGACATCGAAGAAGATGATGAAGAAATCGAAGCAGAAGAAATGTTCGGTGAAGATGAAGACGGCGAAGACGCTCCTGAATCAGATCTAAGCGACCCAGAAGCTGAAATGGAATTATCAGACGAAGATGGCGACATGGACTTTGACGGTGATGGTGAAGAATCAGCACACGAAGAAGAGCATGAAGAAATTGAAGATAAGTTAGTAAACGTCGAAGACGCACTAGCAGATCTTAAAGCAGAATTTGCCAAAGTAATGGGTGATTCAGAAGAAGAAGCTATGCCAGAAATGGAACCAGAAATGGAACCAGAAATGGAAGAAGCAGTATCTCCAGTAATTGAAGAAACTGATGCTGAAACTGATGAAGACTCAGAAGAAATCGAAGAAGGTGCAGAACTAAAAGCAGCTCCAGTAAGTATGCCAGCAGGCGATGACGGTAAAGCGTCACCAGTTGCAGGTAAGAACGACATGGGCGGCGAAACAGTAGACATGTCTAAGAAATCTTCAGAAGGCGCTAAAAAAGGCTTAACAGGCGATGCTAAAGATATGAACGTTGATGGTCCACAAGACATAGACGATCTTAAAGCAAACCCAGCAGGCCACGGTGCTGAGAAAAAAGGCAAGGCTAACTAATTATGCTTACACTAAAAGAGAACCTAAGTTACGATCAAGCAAAAATCATTACTGAGTCAGATCAGGAAGGTAAGAACTTGTTTATGCAAGGTATCTTTGTACAAGGTGACAAGCGTAATCAAAATAGTAGAGTTTATCCAGTTACAGAAATTTCAAAAGCCGTTAAGGCAATACAAGAAAAAATTGAAACTGGTTATTCAGTATTAGGCGAAGCAGATCATCCAGATGATTTGCAAGTCAATTTGGACCGTGTATCTCACATGATTGAAAAAATGTGGATGGACGGCCAAGACGGTTATGGTCGTTTAAAACTGTTACCAACTCCAATGGGAAATATTTGTAAAACCCTTTTAGAAAACGGAGTAAAACTTGGCGTTTCGTCAAGAGGTAGTGGTAACGTAGCAGAAAGCGGTAATGTCAGTGATTTTGAAATACAAACTGTTGATATTGTTGCTAATCCAAGTGCCCCGGATGCATACCCAGATCCTCTATATGAGCAGATCATGAATGGACACCGTGGTAATATTTTATTGGATGTTGCAACCGCAGTAAAAGACGACACAATAGCAAATCAATACCTCCAGAAGGAAGTATTAAAGTTCATTGAAAAACTAAACATTAGGAGAAGCTAGATGGCTAATAATGCAATAGAACAACTCCTAAGTTCCGAAGTCCTTTCTGAGGAAGTGCGTTCAACACTTTCAGAAGCATGGGAAGAACGTTTAACAGAAGCTCGAGAAGAGATCACTGCTG